ACGGACCCTGGTCCTGGGTCTTCCCCAGACCAGTTTTCTGTACAACTAAGGAGAAAGAAAATGGACGAACGTAAGTACTAAGGTTGTGGACTTTGTTGGTTCTACCCATAGCGGTATGCCCGCTAACTTTACGTTTTTACACGCTGCTCTGGAGGGCTAAGACATGGACCACAATATTGCTTACCCCGATATCGACGGCGAAGACCCAAACAGCGCGCCAGCGTGGCTAAAGGTGATCGACGTTGTTGATGGCGTTCTGACTTTGAGCCCCGAGCAGACCGAGATTATCAAAAACAACGAGCCGTCAGACTACGCCCCAGCCCCGAGAGCGCAGAAAAAGTACGACGCTGGCGTCGATATATTTCGGGAGTTCCTTTACCAGAAGTCGTTGGCAGACTCCACCAACGATGCTGCAGTCAAGTTAAAATTCTCCGACGCTCGCAACTCGCAGCTTGCTGAAGACGTCGGTGACTTCCTTGATGCGGCAGGGATCTTGGCCGGGGGCAAAACATTCAGTGAATGGCTCGCTTCAGCTCGGCCTAAAGCAACTGCTCGGATTAGTGCTCGCAAGTCAGCTAGAGCAAAGCTATAATGAAAGATTTCTGGAAAAGAACTGGCGCCGTTGTTACTGGTCTAATAGTTATTGGCAGTGTAATCACTGGCGTCTGGGCAGCTGAAGATAGATACGCTGCAAGAGATGATGTAGTCCTTGTCGAGCTTCGACTTGATAAGAAAATTCTGCGTGACGATCGCCGTCAATACGAACAGATGCTTTTTAAGATTCAAAACGAATACGGAATCAACTGCGCTCAGTGTCCTCCAGTAGTTAGAGATCAGTATCAACGTCTTCAAGAAGAACTTCGTATAATTCGAGAAGAGCTCGAGGCGCTGAAAGATCGGAGATAAATAGCTATATGGCTGTCCCAACAACACGAACATCTTTTAAGGCTTATTGCCTTCGCCGCCTCGGTTATCCTGTTATCGATATCAACGTCGATGATGAGCAGGTAGAAGATCGTATCGATGAAGCTTTGCTGTACTATCAGGACTACCACTTCGATGGATCTGAGAAGAAATTCATCGCTCATGCGGTCACTGCTACAGATATTACAAACAAATACATTACTCTTGACACAGATGTTATCGGGGTCGTTAGAGTACTTGAGATTGGAAGCTCGCTAAATATTGCTAGTCTTTTCAACATTCGGTACCAAATGCATCTCCATGACTTATTTGATTTCAGTAACTCGCAAAACGCCAGTTATGTTATGGCACGACGACATATCGAACAGATCGAAGAGATCTTCGTAGGTCAGAAACCAATTCGATTTAATCGCCATACTGATAAACTCTATATCGATATGGACTGGTCTAGTGACGTGTCAGCTGGTGAGTACGTTGTTATTGAAGCTTATCTTAAGACCGATCCAGATACGTACGGAGACATTTGGAACGATCGCTGGCTTCAGCGTTATGCTACTGCTCTCATTAAGAGACAGTGGGGAGAGAATCTAAAGAAAATGGCCGGAATTCAGCTTCCAGGTGGTATCACTATGGATGGCAAGGGAATCTACGAAGAAGCTACTAGCGAACTTGATAAACTCGAGACCGAAATGATTAACAGTTACTCATTGCCAGTCATGGATATGACTAACTAAAGGCATGTGATGTGGCTACAAACAAATATTTCAATCATTACAGCTATCGCCGAGAACAAGATTTAGTTGATGACCTCGTAGTTGAGGCTATTAAAATTTTCGGACATGATGTTCGTTACATACCTTTCACAGTTGTTGCTGAAGATCCTCTCTTTGGAGAAGATCCTCTGCGTAAGTTTGATGGCGCAGAGGAAATTGAACTCTACGTAAAGAGCGTAGACGGCTTCGAAGGTGAAGGCCAGTTCTTATCTAAGCTTGGATACGAAATTCAAGATAGTATTACATTCACAGTTGCTCGTCGCCGATGGGATCAAATCAGAAATACAAATACACTTCTTGATGAAGTGGGCTATCTCTATCAGACTGAATCTGCTAATACTCGCAATCAATCAGCAATAAGTGTAAGTACAGCTTATGCTAACACTTTTTCGATTACATTAGAAACTGGAACTGCTGGCGCTAATACGTATAGCATTTCATCTACTAGACCGTTAGAAGGAGATTTAATCTACTTCCCGATGGTAGACCGAGTATTCGAAATCAAATCTGTATCTCATGAAGCTATTTTTTATCAAACTGGCCGACTACAAACGTATGATTTGTATTGTGAGCTCTTCAATTACAGTGCAGAGCGTTTTGGCACTGGCAACACTACAATCGATGCTATCGAAACACGATACAGTTTGGATGTTCTAAACTTCCAGTTCACATTAGAAGATGGCACTGGTTCTCTATTAGATGAGAGTTCTGGTAGTTACATCATTGAGCATAGACTCGAAGACACTAATCCAACAGCTAACAACGAGTACTTCAACTCTGGCGCTGTATTCAAGGGCAACGCTATTCAAGACTTCAGCGAAAGTAATCCGTTCAGTGAAAGGAATCCTTGGTAAATGCTTGGAACTCATTATTATCATGGAATCATCAGAAAACATATTGTTGCATTCGGTAATATGTTCAATGATATCGTTGTGCAGCGTCTCGATACTAATAATAATCGTGTGCAAACTATTCCAGTACCTATCGCTTATGGACCTCGAGAAAAATTCCTCACTAAGCTAGCCGCTAATCCGAATCTAGATCAAGACGTAGCAATTACTCTGCCACGTATAGGATTTGAGCTTACAAGTATGATTTATGTTCCAACTCGTAAAGTTGGCAGTACTCATAAAAATAGATACACTAACACTGGAGATTCAGATAAGATCAGCACACAATATACTCCCGTGCCTTATGATCTCTTCATTTCAGTAAGTGTTTTGGTTCGGAACTATGATGACGGAAGCCAGATCATTGAACAGATCGTTCCATATTTCCGACCAGAATTTACGCTAAACATCAATACTATTCCAGAGATGGGTATTACCTCTGATGTTCCGGTGGTTCTAAATAACGTTGGTATTCTCGATGAATACGAAGGCGACTTTAAGAACCGTAGAGCTCTTATCTGGTCTTTAGACTTTCTCATGAAAGCTAACTTTTATGGCCCTGTGCAAACTGGACAGGGCGTTATCAAGAGAGCATACATAGACATGTATGCAAATACCGATCTCACAAGTTCTCGTATTGAGCGCATTACTCTTACGCCTGGATTACTAGCTAATGGCAGTCCAACAACTAACTCAGCTGCTTCTGTCGCGATCAGCCAAATTAGTGCGAATAGTGACTTTGGATTTGCTGTAGATATTGGAGATTAGTATGGATGAAGAACCGAAGAAGACTAACATGGAGAAATCTTTACAAAATCTCTTTAATCTCCCAGAGTCTAAACCAATTGTTCAAGTCATGCGAGAAACTGAATTTATTGAAGGAGAAATTTTAGAGACTAAAACTTATAATTCAGTAGACTCTGATTTCGAATTTACTCGCAAAAATATTCAAGATCTAATTAGAGAAACTAAAAAGACTCTTGCATCTGCTACCGAATTAGCTAAACTTGGAGAATCTGCTCGTGCTTATGAAGTTGTTGGACAGCTAACTAAAATTCTGTCTGATGCTAACAAAGATCTTTTGGAACTACATCAAAAGAAGAATCGTATAAACGGAGAAACTGGTAAGAGTTCTAAACCTACTGTTACTAACAATTCTCTATTCGTTGGAACTACTGCAGATCTACAGAAGATGTTAAAAGATGCTTCCACAACAAAGTAGTCAGAGCTATATCTGCCTCTCTCTGAACCTGTCTCACTCATTATACCACGTAAAGTAAGAAATGTCAACAGCCTTAGATGATGAAACTTCAACAGTTTTAGGCAATGAATACGATGGTTTTGATCGTGAAGTTGATACTTACATGGACAACCCGAAACTTAAAAAGGTCGGGGTTAACATGCAGTGGACTGAGGAGCAGATGCGCGAGTACGTAAAGTGCTCACAAAATCAAGATTACTTTATTAGAAACTACGTTAAGATCATCAACCTCGATGAAGGTTTGGTCAAGTTTAAGATGTACCCTTACCAAGCTGAAATGGCTGAAACGATTAAAGATAATCGCTTCGTTGTTATTAAGACTTGTCGTCAAGCTGGTAAGACAACTTGTGCAGTAGCATCGATGCTATGGCATATTCTATTCAAAGACAGTTATACTATTGCAGTGCTTGCTAATAAACAAGAGACTGCTATTGAAATTCTTGGTCGTTTGCAGCGCGCGTATGAAAATCTGCCTAAGTGGTTGCAACAAGGCGTTGTTTCATGGAGTAAGAAGAGAATTGAGCTTGAGAACGATTCAAGAGTTCTCGCTGCATCTACTGCTTCTACAGCAATTCGTGGATATTCTATCAACTTCGTTTATCTTGACGAATTTGCCTTCGTTCTTCGTCATGTACAAGATGACTTCTTTAAGTCAGTCTATCCTACAATCATCTCTGGTAAGTCTACTAAGATCATTATTACATCAACGCCGAATGGTTTTGACCTCTTCTATAAAATTTGGATGAACTCAGTTGAGAATCG